CGCCGACCCCCCCGGCCAGCTCCACGACGCCCGTGATCGTCATTCCCGCCGGGGAACTGGCATCACGTTTTTTTACCGCTGTCATCTTCAGCCTCCAAGTGAAAAGCAAACGTTGTCAGGCCGCCGACTGTACGCCAAATTCTTCGCGGAATCAAAGCAAGTGGAAAAAAACAACTAATGCCAGATTTTTGCAGACGCCGATTGCTTTTCAGACTATAATCTTGAAAGTTTTACTAAAAGGAAACCTATGAGCGACCATCGGGAGATCTTCGCTCGCCGCCTGCGAGAGGTGCGCGAGAGTAAGGTGCCAAAGCTAAGTCAGCGGGCAGCTGCCAAATTGCTTGGTTTCTCACAGTCGGCATTGAGCCTTTGGGAGCTTGGCAAGAACATGCCGGAATTGAACGTCATGGTTAAACTTGCTGAGTTCTATGACGTCCCACTCGATTTCCTGCAGGGGACAGTCGATACCCCCCGCGTCCGTTCCACGTACGAGATTGCTACCGTCCCTCTGTTACCCCTCGCCGCGTTGGCCAAATGGGATTTCAAGGAGGCGACCACCGCAGTGCAGACGAGTCAGGATTTCGCCCCAGGCACGGCCGCTGCCGTCATGGTCAACAGCGATCTGCTGCACTCAACCTGCGCGCCAGGCGACATCGTGATCGTCGAGCGTGACCAGCGTCTCATTCCCAACGGGATTTACTATCTCATTCCTCCAGACTCCAAGGAACCAGTGCTGCGCCAATGCACTATCGATGGCGCCGCTGCCTGGTTCACAACCGAAATCCTCACCATCCCGGCCCTGCCGTTCGGACCTGGCGTGAAGATTGTCGGACGAGTCCGCGAGATCGTCCGTCGCACGCTGCTGTAAGGGGGCATAAAACCTGTCAAGTCTGATAGGTTTTCCCGCGCCCGCGCGCGCAAATACACCCGACTGGCTTTATCCCGCAAGAAAATTATTTTCGTGCGAAGTGACAACGATTGCTTGTCATCGTCATTTTTGACTACTAGAATCAAGTTTCTCTCTTGAATCTCAGTGGCCGATCATGACTAGCGAACTGCGCGAACTCTCTGCCCAATGGCTGGAAGCCAAGCAAGCCGAAAACACCGCCAAGGCCCGCCGGCTGGCGATCGAACAAGCAATCGTCGACATCACCGGCACCCGCGAGACCGGCCAAATGACCGTCACCGCGGCCGACGCCAAGATCGTCGTCAAGGTCAACGAGACCTACAAGTTCGACTGGGCCGAGTACGACCGCCTCGCCAACCAGATCCCCTCCCATCTGCAGCCCGTCAAGACCCGCCGCGAGCCTGATCCCGCTGGCCTGCGCTGGCTGCGCGAAAACCGCCCCGCGATCTACGCGGCGCTGGCGCCCGCGCTGACGCGCACGATCACCAAGCCGAGCATCGAGATCACCTTGCTGGGCGAGTAGTCCGCTTTTCCACCCCCGAAGGAGCATGCCTTGAGCGATGCAAGCATAACCATTCGCCACAACGACGACCGGCTGCAGATGGAAGTCGCGTTTAGCGGCGGCGATTACGACGAAACCCAAATCCCGCACGCGCTGATCGCCTACTGCTGGAACCTGGTGCGCAACAGCTCCGACCGCCTGGCCGAAGAGGACCGCCTGGCCGAAGAGGCCGAGCAGCGCCCCAGCATCCTGCTGCCGGAGGGACGCTGATATGGCCTTCGACCTGTCCAGCATCCAGAAGGGCAAACAGCCCAAGCCGCCCCTGATCCTGCTGTATGGCGTGCATGGCATCGGCAAGTCCACCTTTGGCGCCGACGCCCCCAACCCGGTGTTCATCCAGACCGAGGACGGCTTGGGCTCCCTCGATGTGGCCAAGTTCCCGCTGGCGAAAACCAGCGCCGATGTGATCGAAGCGCTCGGCACGCTGTACAGCGACAAGCACGACTACAAGACCTGCGTGCTCGACTCGGCCGACTGGCTCGACAACTTCCTGACGGACGAGATCAACAAGGAGTATTCGGCCCAGGATCTGGCCTACGGCAAGAACGCCCTGATCCTGCATCAGAAGTGGGCGATGCTGCTCGACGGGTTCAAGGCGCTGCGCGACGACCGGGGCATGAACGTGATCCTGATCGCGCACTCGGAGATCGCGCGCTTCGACGCCCCCGACACCGAAGCGTACGACCGCTACCAGCCGAAGATGAACAAGAAGTCGAGCGCGCTGGTGCAGGAGTGGGCCGATGCGGTCCTGTTCTGCAACTACCAGACCCTCATCAAGAAAGAGGACGCCGGCTTCAACAAGAAGAACGTGCGCGGTATCTCGACCGGCGAGCGCCTGATCCACACCGAGGAGACGGCCGCCTACAAGGCCAAGAACCGCTACGCCCTGCCGCCCACCATGAAGCTGTCGTGGGACGCCTTCTACACCGCTTATCTCGCCGCCTGCAAGCAGGCATAACCAAGGAAGACAAACATGGCCAATCTCGCCGGCTTTAACGCCAATGAAGTCCCCGAATCGTCCTTCGAAGTCCTGCCCCCCGGTGTGTACACCGTGATGGCCACGCAGGAGGAGGAAAAAGAGAACTCGCAAAAGCGCGGCAGTTACTTGATGTTCGTGCTCGACGTCCTGACCGAGGGCTACAGCGGCAAAAAGCTGTGGGTGTACCTGAACCTGTGGCACGAGAACGAGGCCGCGCGCCCGCCGGCCCAGCGCGAGCTGGCCGCATTGTGCCTGGCAGTCGGTGTGCCGACCCCGAAGCAATCGTCCGAACTGCTGGGCAAGCCGTTCCTGGTCGCGGTCGACATCGAGAAGGACAAGCAGGGCAAGGACCGCAACCGGATCACCGGCTACTACCCGGTGGGCGCCGTGCCGGCCGCCGCCGCGCCTGCGCCGGCCGCAAAAAGCGCGCCCTGGTCGAAATAATCGCCGGACGCCCCAGCGGCGCGAGGGCCAAATCGACCGCAGCGCAAGCCCCTGTCTCCTTATGGGTTTGACCTTTCCAGGGGTGATTGCGCCGACTGGCCGCCGTAAGCGGCCCCGAACAATATAAGGCTGTACAACATAGTACAGGATCATCCAATGAGCGCACTCACCGAGTCCGTCGCACCCTTCGAGACCTATTTCCGCCCTGGCTTTTTGGCATGGCTCGAGATGAATGAGGCGATCTATCGCCAGTTCGAGCAACAGACCAAGGATTTGATTGGCGCCGGGTGGACCCATTTCTCCGCACGCACCATCCTCGAAGAAATCCGTCATTACACACGCCACCGCGAGCGCGGTCAGTGCTCTTTCAAAATCAACGACCACCACTCGACCGACCTGGGCCGCGTCTTTGCGATCAACCACCCGGCCTACCTCAACTTTTGGGAGTATCGACGGCCCGACTGGCGCAGATTCATCGAAGCCATCGAGGCGCTTCGCCTGCAGGAGGCCGAGTAATGCCTGCCCTGCCCCAAGTTGACCACGATGTGGTCGAGGCGATCTACGAGGCGTACCGCGAGCGCGGCGAGGCCGAGCTGCCGCGCGCCTACCTCGGCGCCTCGGTGATCGGCGACGAGTGCGAGCGCAAGCTGTGGTATGGCATGCGCTGGGCCACGCTGCCGGAATTCGACGGGCGCATGTACCGCCTGTTCCAGACCGGCCACCTCGAGGAGCCGCGTCTGATCCGCGACCTGCGCGACATCGGCGCCACCGTCTATGAGCGCGACCCGGCGACCGGGCGCCAGTTCGCCTACAGCGACCTGTGGGGCCACTTCCGGGGCAGCACGGACGGCCTGGCGCACAACCTGCCCAACGGCCAGCGCATGCGCCACGTCCTTGAGTTCAAGACCCACAGCGCCAAGAGCTTCGCGGAGCTGAAGCGGCTGGGCGTGCGGCTGTCCAAGCCACTGCATTACGCGCAGATGCAGGTCTACATGGCATGGGCCAAGGTCTCGCATGCGCTCTACCTGGCGCGCAACAAGGACACCGACGAGCTGTACGCCGAGCACATTGAAAACGATCCGGTCCTGTTCGACCGCCTGCGCACGAAGGCCGAGCGGATCATCTTCGCCGCCCTGCCCCCGCCGCGCCTGTCCGACGATCCGGCTTTCTACAAATGCAAAATGTGCGACCACCACGCCGTGTGCCACGGCGACCGCGTACCGCGCAAGTCGTGCCGCACCTGCGTCCACGCCAGCCCGGTCAAGACCGGCGACGGCGCCTGGGAGTGCGCGCGCTACCAGATCCAGCCGACCCACGAGCAGCAATTCAAGGGCTGCGAAAGCCACCTGCCGCTGCCGCCGCTGGTGCAGTACGCCGAGCCGCTGGATGCGGGCGATGAGTGGATCTTGATGCGCCACCGGACCACCAACAAGGTATTCATGATCGCCACCGCCAACAGCGTGATCGCCCCCGAGGTGCTGGCCGCCTGTGGCGAGCCGGTGATCTACCAGAGCGCCGAGATTTGCGCGGCGCGCGCCGATGTCATCACCGACGACTGGACCGACGCGGTACGCCGCGAATTCAACGCGAGGATCAAACCATGAAATTCCCGACCAATCATTCATGCGGTTATGCGATCTGTCAGGCGCTGTACGAATACGGCCCGCTGACAGGGGCTGGCGTGCATGCCGCGCTGCCGGCCCGTTTCAACAATGAGCGCACGATCGCCGCAGTCCTGGTTTCGCTGCAGGACCAGGGCTGCATCGTCCTCCATGAGCCGGGCGGGCTTTACCTGCTGACGCTGGCGGCCACCCGGCACATGGACCAGTGCGCGCAGACCGGCACCATTCCCGCAATCGACCCGTCGCGCGTCGCCACGCCCCGCACACCGCCGCCGTTCAGGCCCCTGACCTACAAGCCATCCAGCTACGGCATGCGTGAAGGCTCGAACGACCACAAGGCCTACAAGAGCCGCCATTTCTAATCCCCTTCGAACTCCGAAAGCCCCTATGAAACCTATGCGCGACAAAAACGAACCGCAGCAGCATCCGGCCAACCTGATTGACGCCCTGCTGGCCCATCTGGGCCTGCATAAGGACTCGGTGCTGGCCGAGAAGCTGGGCATGGCGCCCCCGCAGATCTCCAAGATGCGCCACGGACGAACTCCGGTCAACAGCGGACACCTGCTGCGCATGTACGACGTGACCGGCCTCACGATCGAACAACTGCGCAAGTACCTGTACAAATCTTGAAGCTGCGCCCGTACCAGTCGGAGGCGATCGAGGCCCTGTACGCCTATTTCGCGGAGAAGGACGGCAACCCCATCGTTGATACTCCGACTGGATCGGGCAAAAGCGTGATCCTGGCCGGCTTCATCGCGCGTGCGTTAGCCGACTACCCGGCCACCCGCATCATCGTGCTGACCCACGTAAAGGAGCTGATCGAGCAGGACGCCGCGGCGATCCTGCGCTTTTGGCCGCAGGCGCCGGTCGGGATCTGGTCTGCCGGGTTGAAGCGCCGCGAGGTGGCCCAGGTCACGGTGGCCGGCATCGCCTCGGTCCACCAGCGCGCCGGCCAGTTTTCACCGTGCGACATCGTTATCATCGACGAGTGCCATCTGCTATCACGCAACGCGGGCACGATGTACCGGCGCTTTCTGTACGCGCTCAAAGAGTACAACCCCAAGCTGAAGGTGATTGGCCTGTCGGCCACGCCGTACCGGCTCGACTCGGGCCTGCTGACCCATGGCGACGACGCGATTTTCACCGACTTCGCGTACAGCGCCAACGTCGGGGACCTGATCGACCAGGGCTACCTGTCCACCCTGATCAGCAAGCGCGGCCTCACGCGTGCCAACCTGTCCGGCCTGCACCGGCGGGCCGGCGACTTCATCCCCGCTGAGCTGGCCGCGCGCATGGACAAGGTGGAGCTGATCACCGGCGCGGTCGAGGAAATGATCGGCTACGGCCAGAACCGCAAAAGCTGGCTGGTGTTCTGCAGCGGGGTCGAACACGCCCAGCACGTTGCCGACTGCCTGAACCACTACGGCATCGAGGCGGCGATGGTGTGCGGCGACACGCCCGCTATCGAGCGCGCCCGCCTGCTGGCCGAGTTCAAGGCCGGACGTCTGCGCGCCTTGACCAACGCGGACGTGCTCACAACCGGCTTTGACCACCCCGGCGTGGACCTGATCGCCATGCTGCGCCCGACCGACTCGGTGGGCCTGTACGTGCAGATCCTGGGGCGCGGCCTGCGCCCGGTGTACGCGCCTGGCCACGACCTGGAAACGCGCGCCGGCCGCCGCGCCGCCATTGCGGAGGGGCCGAAACCGAACTGCCTGGTGCTCGACTTTGCCGGCAACGTCGAGACCCACGGCCCGATCGACAGCATCCACATCAACCACAAGTCCAAGGGCAAGGGCGATGAGGTCTCGATCGCGCCCGCCAAGGAGTGCCCGACCTGTCACTCGCTGCTCCACACCAGTGTCATGACCTGCCCCGAGTGTGGGTACGAATGGCCGGTGCTGCTCAAGCATGGGCGCGAAGCCGGCAGCGGCGCGCTGCTCGCGTCACAGGTCGAGCCGACCGTCTACAACGTCACTGGCGCGCGCTACACACGCCACGCCAAGCCCGGCAAGCCGCCCACCCTGCGCGTCGAATACCGCACCGGGCTGCTCACGTTTTTTGAGTTCATCCCGCTGGAAGACTCCCGTTCCTGGGTACGCAAGCACGCGGTCAAGTGGTTCTGGCGGCGCGGCCTGCCGTGCCCCGAGACGGTAGAAGAGGCGCTGGCCATGACGATCCCCCGCCCGACCACGATCACGGTCCTCCCGGATGGTAAATACTTCAAGGTGGTGGAGGCGACCTTCGACTTCGCGTAATACCGTTACGACAAATCGTATGATATGTAAAAACATATGATATGCGTAACGGTATTACGCGACCTTCGAAATGTAGAACCTCTTGCTGCGTGTGCTGCTAGAATCCGAGGTTTGAATAGAGCGGGCGCGACGAGTAAATTGGACACTCTGGAATACCATACGCATGACAAATCCGGCTGGGGCGATGGTCCGTGGACCCATGAACCAGACAAGCGCCAATGGCAGGACCCTGCGACAGGCCTGCCCTGCCTAATCGTGCGCAATGGTGTTGGCGCGCTGTGCGGCTACGTCGGCGTGGCCGCAGGCCATCCGCTGTACGGCAAGGGCTACGACGAATTATTGAGCGTGCGCTGCCACGGCGGCCTGACTTTTGCCAGCCGCTGCAGCCCAGGCCCCGAGGACCGCGCGATCTGTCACATTCCCGGCGACGGCGAGAGCGATGATGTCTGGTGGTTCGGCTTCGACGCCTGCCACTGGATGGATCTGGCGCCGGGGATGGAGGCGC